TTTCCTCCCTGTTTAACTTGTGGGGGGCGGCAGTTTCTTTGATAATCCTCAGCATTTGTGACTTGGTGATCATAACGAATGACGGTAAGTTTGTTTAGTTGTTGTTGCAGATCAGGAAAAAAATCATTCATCAGAGATACAAGAACGAACCGTAAGCATCACAAATGTGGGGATTATCTGCCAGTTGAGTGATCAGATAGCGGACACCTTTTGCAGGTGCTTTGTATGATGCAGGTTTGTAAACTTCACCAGAGTTCTTATCAACGAACATGAAGCAAGAACGTCCGTTCAAACGTTCATCAACTTGCATTACAGGGTCAGTATTTTTCAGATAAGACCACACCTTGATATATTTACGACCAACTTCATACTCAAGTTGAGTATAAACAGAACGATTGTTTTCAAGGGAAAGAACTTTCCACTCATTATTCAACACTTCGATGAGTGCTTCAGTCAGAAATTCAGGTTTGGTTTGTGTGACTGTCATGGTTGAGTTGTTTTCCATGTGGCCAATATAGGGCTAAAGGGTGCGGAAATCAAGCGATGGTGTCCAGCCCGTCAACTGGCACTGGCGAACTTGCTATTGTTAAAGTTTGCGTGAGAGAATTGCTCTCGGTTGACTAACTTAAACATGCCGTAATCGTTGGTACGAACATAACCTTCACCGCCACACTGTTTGTTGCCGATGTATGCTTTAGGACCGTTATTACGGCAAAGGAAAAGCATATCTTCCTTGATAGATTTGATGAGGAACCAGTAACTAATCAAACGAGAGTTGTCAAACGTTTCGGGCACAACTTCGCGACCTTCACGAATACAACGATTAAGATCAATCTTAAGTTTCTCTGCTTCAAGTGGATCAGCAAATGTTACCAACTGGGCCATTTGACGAGCGAAACCAACAATCTCATCAAAATCTTCATCAATTTGCCATGCACTAGGTTTCACGAACTTACACGACTCAGTATCATCGAAGTCGAAAGAATCTTCGATGACATAAGCATCTTTCAGTCCACCATCAGTTGCATAGAAAGTGTGAGGAGCGATGATGATATTTTGTTCAATTATTTCAGGAAAGACATAAGTGATCGTATTGGGGCAAAAAGTATCATCATCACCGTACCCAATAAAATCACCTTGAACAATCCCGTCGAAACTAGGAAGGCAATCAAAACAGTGGTGTAATATATCAGCAACAACCCCAGAATGGTTCCGATCAATATCATCATGCGTTTCATTTATCTTGATGATTTTTTTGTTGAATACAGATTTAGTGCCGACAAAAAAGTTTTTTGTCTGAGGATTTGTGCCCCAAACAATAGCAGGAGCACCGTCAATCTTCACGGAAAGTTCACTCTCAGCGATGAACCAATCAAGGACAGAAAGATCACCCGAAAGGATGGAATCTTCTGGGTGTTGCAGATGTGTGTTCTTCATGTGGCCAATATAGGGCTAGATGGGGCAGAAATCAAGCGGATGTGTGCAGGTTGTTCAACTGTCCCACATGTCGTCAAGTTGTTGCAATACTTGATCTTTACTAATACCTGTGGTCTTTGCGATATATTTTGCAGACAGAATCATGCCTGCAATATCATCACCAAGCATCCCCATCGCACGGTTGCAATTATCACACAACCACCCACGATGTTGTAGAGTTTCGTGACAGTGATCGAAGACTAGCTTTGCCTTTGTTGGATCATTCTTTTTCGGACCAGGATCGCGTCCACAACGATCACAACAAGCACCAACATTTGGCACTGGTGGTTTACCTGCAAGTTTGTAAGCTTCGTTCTTACCTTTGCCTGCTTCTCTTGTGCATTTCTTACACTCAGGACGGAAATACTTGTCTCCACCAGTATTAGTGGATTGATTGCGTCCAAAAAATTCTTCAGTCAGTGGATGCACAGCACCACACTTAGAACATTTGCGGGTTTCGACAGCAATCATGGTGAAATCCTTTGACACTGTTAATATACACGGAATTGACTCCCATGGGGAGAATGGTGGACACTTTGATCAACTGGCACACTATCCCCAGTTTTCCATCCATTCATCTAAAGTATAGCCTTCACCCGTGCTAGTTTCTTCTATTAACTCATCTATGGTCATTTCTATCAAATCCTCACGATATTCTTCTGTTGTTTGATCATTTTCAGGATCAAAATCATCATGGCAGAGATAATCCCACTCTGCACATAGTGCATCAATTAGTTGTGCTTTGGTATAATTCATCGACGAATCTCACTGATAGCGGGTTGACCTTGATTGAACACGACATCAACAACTGCCTGAACTTTGCGGGCAGTGCTGATACCAACTGGATCATAGGTTGGGATACAAACAAGACCAAAAGTCTTCTCAGTGCTACCCAAACGAATCACACGACCAATAGATTGACTGATGCCAATATAATCCATGTTACGCATGAAGATAACTGCCTCAAGTCCACTGACGTTGATACCCTCAGACAGAATAGAGTGGTGGATGACTACAAACTTCTTAGTGCCATCTTTGCCCCAAGTGTTCAACGTGTTGAAGAACTCTTCACGGTCAACTTTCTTGCCGTCGATGATTGCACCAGTCTTAGATGTGATCGTCATCCAAGAATAGCCACGCTGATACAACTCAGCACAGAAATCAGACTGAGAGATAAGACCCATGATCTGCTTAGTTGTACGAGCACAGATCAAAGTCTTGCTGATGTTGTTGTCATCAATAGTTTCCAGCAGATTGTCAGCATCCTCAGCATACATGACCTTGCGACCTTTAATCAAAGGCAGTTGCTTCACTACAACTTTGGGAGGAAGAATGTAACCACCTTTGACCAACTCAGGAGCAGGAATGTTGGCAAGAACTTGACCATAAACAGACCAATTCATGCCAGGTTTCTTAGGCGTCAGAGAATGTTTGGGGGTTGCAGTGTAGAAATAGCAACGATCTGCGTTCTCTGCAAAGTATTCTGTCGCAGGGAAAAAGTTACGCTTGACGCTGTTATGTGCTTCATCAAAATAGATATTGTTCACCTCAATATCTGCCTCCATGATACGATGGAGCGAATTGTATGTGGTGAAGATGATAACATTCTCACCCATAGTGCGAGCACAACTAGCATAAAGGTGAATCTTTTCTGCTTTGGTTGTGCTGACGTGATGAGTTTCTCCACTGTGAACGTGCATCACATGCAGATAAGGATCGCTATTGTCAGGATCAATAACCTCCATAAATTCGCTGCACAGTTGTTCTGCCAACAGAATACGCGGAGCAACAACAACAGTCGTCACACCATTACTACAACGATCCATGGACGATTGTGCATCCATGATCATAGTCAAAGTTTTACCACCACCAGTGGGCACAATCACCTGACCTTTGTTGTAATCATGAAGGCGATTGATGATGCGATCCTGATGTGGGCGAAGGGTGATTGTCATCCGTGTTCTGTTGATATGGCCAATATAAAGCACAGAGACCCCACTAGGAGCGCCTCTGTGCCACTTGTTCAATCGTCTTGGTCTTCTTGTACCTCTTCAACCTTTTTAGTCACCTTGGGACCAACTTGCACGCGACTGGTTTCATAGAACCACCGAACACGTTCACGACGAGCTTGAACCAGCATATCATATTGATCCTGCTGATCTTTAGTGAAGGTGAAATTTTGTTGCCGCCACTTATCACGAAGTTCGTTAAGATGTGGCAAGACGTTGACGGTAGAGGTGGGGAAATTCATATCAGACAGTGTAATCGTTGTTGGTAAATTCGTCAAGTTGAATGTTCATTTTAGAATCATTCTCTTCGAGTTCTGTAATATCGAAGATTTCACCAGGCATGTCCTGAATTTCACTCCAGATGTCGTCCATGTGTTGCATTTGTTTGACTCTGTTAATATACACGGAATTGGTGATCTGTGGGAGATTAGTGGACAGTAATCTGAGTGTCCACTGCGTTCAAAGTTTTCTTTACATGTTGCTCCCAAAATACAGCATCTTCAATTTTAAGGAAGGTTGCTGTATGTTTGGCATATCCTTTCTTCTTCGGTTTGAGGTAATTTACTCGGTACATCATTCCAGTGGCGAATCACTCCAGATACGATAAAAGCGTTAGTGACCATGTAACTAACAAAAATACTGGTGCGTATGATAGCAACGTAATTATCATAAGGTTCTGTTTTATCATCACTAAAGCTCCCTAACGAATACTTCCATATCTTCCAAAGTTTTACCATATCTGTTCTTTCTGGTATGAACATACTCTAATTCATTCCAATTCCAAGGAAAACAACAAATAAGAGTGTGAATATACTTGTGCTTCTGTTCGCGAGTATATTCGCAGTTGGGTTTAGGTTTTACTCCAATCTCTATTGTAATATAATACTGTGGATCTTTGAAATATACCCATCCCTCCAAATCACCCCAACGAACATAATCATCAACCTGAGGATCATCCATAAAGTGCAGCCTCCAACGGATTGAGTTTTAACTGCATAGCAGTATAGGCACGGGTATTAGAAATGTCTACCTTATCTCCGTGCTTGGT